CATCTTGGCAGTAGTCAACACTTCTACTAAAGCAACTGCAGCGCCAGAAGAGCTCTAATGGTTGAGTGGATTCGTCCAACGACAAACACTATCCGCACAACGGATAGTTTTGCAGCGCATGTTGCCCGTAAATCAGGTCTCCCTGGCCTTGACTATGCCTGCCCTGTTGGGGAGCCTATTATGGCAATGAAGTCAGGCGTTGTTACACGCGCAGGGGCTACGCCAGCAGCAAACGGTAAGAACGTCCGCATTGCTCACGATGACGGAACAACCTCGTACTACTTGCACTTTAGCGCGTTGTATGTAGTTGTCGGACAACGGGTCAACCAAGGTAACGTCATTGGACTGTCGGGAAACACTGGACGTACCACTGGACCTCACCTTCACGTCTCTATCGCCAACAAAGCAGGTGTCCTTATCGACCCAGCTTCTGTTATTGACAAAGCGCAACCATCGCCAGCACCTACCAAGCGCACTGTCAAGCTTGGGTCACGCTGTCCCGAGGTTGTTTACCTCCAGACCCGTCTTGGCATTCGTGCAGATGGAATCTTTGGTCCTTTGACTCGTAGCGCAACCATCAAATTCCAAAAAGCGCGTGGGCTTGTTGCTGATGGGATTGTTGGGCCTAAGACCTGGGCTGCATTGGGCTAAGGTAAGTTAGTAGCATGGCTACTAAGAAACAGCCCTCAGTCGAGGAACTACTCCAAATAGCTCTATACGAGCTTGACCAGAGTATTCACAAGCCAAATATCCTGAATTATGGCGAAAAAGACTACCCAGAGCAACTACGATTCCACAAATCATCTTCTCGTGGACGTTTCGTGTCTGGTGGAAACCGTGGTGGCAAGACTGATGCTGAGGTTGTCGAATCAATCTGGTGGGCAACCAACAGCCACCCGTACCTGAAACGCCCCGAAGAGTGGGGCAACGGGCCCATTAGCCTCCGCTTTGTCGTTGTAGACGTCGCAAAAGGCATCGAGCAAATTATTTTGCCAAAAATGCAGCGTTGGATTCCTAAATCCTATTTGCGAGACGGTAGCTGGGACAAAAGCTGGGATAGTTCCAACTACATCCTGACTTTTGCCAACGGGTCGACCATTGACTTCGTGACCTGGGGCATGGACATGATGAAACTGGGTGGTGTCCCCCGACATGGCATTTTCTTTGATGAAGAACCCCCGCAACACATCTTCAACGAGTCAATGATGCGCCTCATCGATTACAATGGATTTTGGGTCATTGCTGCGACTCCAACAAAAGGTATGGGTTGGACATTTGACCTTTTGTGGGAGCCCGCAATCAACGACCCCAGTCTAGACATAGATACTTTTACCCTCTCGGCTGAACAAAACCCTTACATCCAAGCCGATATGGATGACATGAACTTTTACATGATGGGTATGGACAAGGAAGAGCGAGAGATTCGTGAAAAAGGTTCATTCGTGGCTCGTTCGGGTCTCGTATTCTCTACTTTCAACACTGATTTTGAACGACATGTTGTGGATTTTAGTCCTGCTGATGTACCTCGTAATTGGGTTGTTTATGCATCTGTCGACCACGGGCTAAACAACCCTACGGCGTGGCTGTGGCATGCTGTGTCTCCCGATGGTGACATCGTGACCTTTGCAGAGCACTACCAGACGAACATGATTGTGTCGGAGCATGCAGCGATTGTGAAGCAACGTGAGCTCTCATGGGGGCAGAATCCTGAAGATGTTGAGCGTATGGGCGACCCTGCGATGCGTCAACGAAGCGGAATCACGGGAACAAGCATCCTGCAAGAGTACGCACTGAATGGCGTGTACATCAATGTTGAGGGAATTCCTCACGATGTAATGGTTGGTATCGAGAAGATGCAGGGATACTTCAGGTTCCGTAACGACAGTCACTGGGGTAAAGACCGACCTAAATGGGTTATTTCTCGCAACTGCCCTAACTTCTTGCGTGAGATGAAGAAGCTGAGATGGGGTACTTACAGTTCTGACAGGACTGCCTATTCTATGAACAAGCAAGAGGTTGTCCACAAGAAGGATGACCACGCTTTTGACTCAGCTCGTTACTTCGCAACGACACGCCCAGACCTGACACCCATCACTTTAGAAGTGTCCAAAGATGCACCAACTACGCTAAGATACGAGGAGTTGCTTTTGCGTATGCAAAACGACCCCGATGTTACCTTTATAGAAGACCGAGATACCGATTGGGTCACGGTTAGAGGGTACGGAGATTATTACTAAGGAGAGTTATGACAAGTCGATTCAGCGTCACGGAAGCCCCCATACTAGAACCCGCAGTTTGCTGGATTACCCGTTCAGGCCAAGGACCTTTCATTGACACAGGTGTTGATGTTGGTCGCATGCACATTGAACGTGGGCGAATCTACATCTCACTCGATGCGTTGCGAGAAATGGCGCGTGTCGCAGGTATTCTCGATGAAGGCAAATCAGCCTCTGTCGAACTCAAAGAAATAGAGTGGTTCAACAAAGGCTACTCTGAAGCACTGAAGGAGAATTATGGAGATTTACTTACTCGTCTTGCTGACCGCGTTACTCCTGGCATCGTGGACGCTACTGGTGTTGCAGGAGAACCTGAAGAGGAAGTCAATTCAGGACCTGCAGGAGCAGCACTCGACACAACTGTCGATGCTGGTATCACTGAACGAAAAGTCTCAAGCGCTGGTAGCCGCAAGCGACCCTCTAGCGTTTCAGCAAATACAGGCGATGAATCTTCCTACAGGTTATGATGGTTATCAGGACTATGACCCTTCTGACGAAGGCGAAGCCCAGCGAATCCTTGACCGTAACCCTAACCTTGCCTCAGAAGGGGAAGTAAATGCCGAAGAACAACGAGCCCTCCTCGCAGAGCTCACTGGAGTTGACCCCGAATTCTTCGGTAACTGAACTTCCTGACAGCGGAATAGACCTAGAAAAGTTCCGCGATAGCAAGGAAGCTGCCAAGCTTGTTGCTTGGGTACAGGAAGAGTGGAGTAAGGCTAAGACTAACCGTAGCCAGAAACAGCTTCAGTGGTACCAGAACATGTCAATGTTCTATGGTCAGCAGTGGGTTGAGCAGACTCGTTCTGCCTTCCCCAGCGAGTTCCGTGACAAGATGTTCACGCCTAAGAAGCCTTACTACCACCAGCAGAAGACGGTAAACCGCGTTCGTGCGTATTCGCGTTGGGAACTGTCGAAGCTTCTGTCGCAGGTTCCTTCTGCTCGCGCTGTCCCTGCGTCCTCTGAAGACCAAGACCAGCGTGCCGCTTTTGCCGCTGAGCAAGCATGGACTTCTATCTCTGAGGGTAAGAAGCTTCGCGCACAGTTCAGCCGTGCAATGTGGTGGATGGTGATGACGGGTAACGGATTCATCAAGACTCATTGGGACCAGCAATGCATCGACCCTGTTTCTCGCCAACCTGGTGACATCAAGTTCGGCAACATCACCCCATTCCATTTGTTTGTTCCCGACATCCGCGAGCAAGAAATGGAAGACCAGCCATTCGTTATCAACGCATATACGAAGCCTGTCGAATGGTGCTACCACTACTTTGCAGATGAGCTCAAAGGCAAGACGCTCCAGCCCTCAGTGTCGAGTGCCAACCAAATCATCGATGAGGCCTACCTCAACCTGGGGGCTGGACGCTCTCCTGATTCGGTTATCGTTTACGAAACTTGGGTAAAGCCTGGAGCTACCAAGTTGCTTCCTCAGGGCGGTGTCATCATCAGTGTTGACAACATCCTCATCAACGTCTATCGTGACGGTCTTCCTTACGGTCACGGCATGTACCCGTTCACAAAGTTCGAGCACATTCCCACGAGCACGTTCTACGCAGACTCACCCATCGTTGACCTGTCGCAGCTCCAGCGTGACTACAACCAGCTTCGTTCAGAAATCTCTGAAGCTGGTCGTCGCATGGCTAAGCCACAGCTCATTGCTCCTGTCGGTTCGATTGTGCCGTCCAAGATTACAAACGAGCCTGGACTGGTCATTCAGTACAAGCCTGGTATGGCTCCGCCTCAGCCTCTTCCGTTGAGCCCGTTGCCTCAGTACTACCTTGACCAGCAAGACCGCATCCTGAGCGACTGGGTTGACATCTCAGGTGAGCGTGAAGTTTCCAGAGGTAGTACTCCTCCTGGTGTTACCTCTGGTACAGCCATTAACTACCTGCAGGAAGCTTCTAACCAATTCCTTACTCCGCAGTTTCAGAGCATCGAACTTGGCTACGAGAAGATTGCCGTACAGACAATCAACCTGTTCCAGCAGTATGTTGACCTTCCCCGTAAGATTCGCACGATTGGTGCTGACGGTGCTTTCGACACCATGATGCTTCAGGGTGCTGACATTACAAACGGTACTGACATTCGTGTCGAACCTGGCTCCAGCATTGGCAAGTCCAAGGCTGCTCAGGAAGCTCGTGTTATGGACATGTTTGCTGTCGGAATCATTGACCAAGCTCAGGCCAAGCAGTTGCTTGAAATGGGTGGCACTCAAAAGATTATGGACACACTCAACACTGCAGAGCGTAAAGCTCAGCGTGAGAACATCAAAATGAAGATGTTGGACGTTGCAGAGATTGAGCAAGCACGACAGATGCAGATGCAACAGATTGTCGAACAGCTTGACCCTGCAATGCTTGAGGACCCGATGGTACAGCAAGAGATTGCAAACACGCCTTCACCGCTTCTCGTACAGGTTGACGACTTTGACGTTCACGATGTCCACATTGAAACTCACAACCGTTTCCGTATGTCACAAGAATACGAACTTCTCCCCAAGGAACTCAAAGAACAATTTGAATTGCACGTTGCCACTCACGAGCAGTACAAGCAACAGGCAGCACTCATGGGCTTCTTGAACATGATTCCTGGTGACGGCTCTGAAGCTGGCGGTGCTCCTATGGGGGGTGACTCCATGGATGTAACCATTGGCGGTGACATGGGCGCGGGCGCTCAAATGTCCGCTAATGGAGCAGTTCCTGACCCTATGGCCTAAACCTGTTAGACTAAATCGTGTGTAAATGTTCAAATTTACATAAAGTTAGTCATACAATTAGAACAGCTAGGGCCTCGAAAGAGGTACGGCGTTAGGAGTACAAGTGGACGACCTTATTGGTACAGATTCAGTAGACACCTCGGCAGAGGTGTCTACAACGGATTCAGGGCCTGTAGACGGCGGAACCTCTGCCACCGAAAGTGGAAACGGAGGGAATCCCGCGTGGGAGTCTCTTCGTACAAAGCTCGACCCCATCAGCTTCAAAGCTATTGAAGATGACCTCAAGGGCTGGGACAAGAGTGCGGAAACCCGTATCTCTACTCTCAACACCCAACTCAAGTCCTACTCCGAGTTGGGCGATGCGGACCAGTTGCGACAGTATGCTCAGATTGCTCAGCAGATTGACGCGAACCCTGAAGCCATTTACGAAGCTTTAGGCACTTTCCTCCGTGAGAACGGGCGACTTCCTGAAACCGAAAAGGAAATGGAAGACGCTCTTGATGACGTTGAAGAGGATGGTCAAGTAGCTCGTGACCCGCGTTACGATGAACTCGCGCAGCAACAGGAACAGATGCGTCTTTTCCTTGAGCAGCAAGAGGAAACTCGTGTCGCCCAGGAAGCGGACAAAGCTCTTGAGCAGGAAATCGGGCAACTCCGACAGACTCACCCTGATTTTTCGGATGATGACATTCAAGAAGTTCTGATGCGTGCAGCATTGGACATGTCGAATGGCGGAAACCGTAGTTTGGATGAGCTTGCTTCGGAATACATCGAAAAGACCGTCAACCGTATTCGCGCTGTGCCGCGACCTGGTGATTCGGCCCCTCGTCTTCTTCCGACTTCTGGTGGTGTAGCCACTGGTGTTGGTCAGGGAACCTCCCTGGGGAAGATGTCGCGTGGAGATGTGCAGTCGCTTATTGCGGCCTCACTCCAACAGGGTGCCTAGTTACCACTAAACCAAGAAAGAAGGTGGCCTAGTGCCAGCTAACCTCTCGACCATCGAGTCGTACATGAAGGAGGTGTACCAGGGACGCATCCGTGAGCAGTTGAACAACGAAATCACTGCACTCAAGCGAATCACGCGAAGCGGCTCAGGTGTCACCAACGAAACTGGTGGAAAGTATGTAACTTTCCCCATCCACACCCGCCGCAACGCAGGTATCGGTTCGCGCCTCGAATCAGAAGCGCTCCCGACTCCTGGACAGCAGGGCCACGCAGCAGCTCGTGTTGGGCTGAAGTATGGCTACGGTGGAATCCAGCTCACTGGACAGGCAATCTCATTGTCGTCGACCGACGCAAAGGCTTTCGCCCGCGCATTGGACAACGAAGTTGAGGGCCTGAAGAACGACATCAAGAAGGACTTGAACCGTCAGATTTATGGTTCGGGCAACGGAGCCATCGGCGTGGTCAAGACGACCTCGACTTCGGTCAACATCGTTCCCGTCACTGACGCTCGTCTGTTCCAGATTGGTGCTGTTGTTGACATCGTTACGCTCCCCGCAACTGTCGCAGTTGCTGGACGTACCGTTACAGCAATCTCGCTCGCAGCTGGCGCAAACACTGTTACCCTCTCGGGTGCAGCGTTCAACGTCACCGCAGCACAGATTATCGTTCGTACGGGTTCTGGACCCGCAGCTGGTGGAAACCGTGAACTCACGGGTCTCGCCGCTATCGTCTCGAACACGGGAACGCT